TTTCCTTTCAATTAATTGTCTCTTTTGTTCTTTCGGAAGTTGCGGGTTTTTCCGCCCAGAATCTCCTCCGCGTTTTCTGCATTTGTTACTTTTCGGGTTTCAAATTCCCCCGAAGCAACATTGACGATGGCAACAGAGGGAAAAGAAATTTCTTTCCCTTCCATTAGGCGTTGATTAATCGCGTCAATAGTCTTTCGTAACTTCCCCCGAACGTTTCTCATTTCTTCATCGGAAACTTGCTCGCGCGTTTTTCCATCGGCAAAAAGAGTGCGAGCCAATTTTCCTGAAGAAATGCGCGAACCCTTCGGAAGAATTTGCGCGATTTGTAAATGTAACTCCGGAGAATATTCTTTCGATACGCTGGAAGAATATACAGGTTTCTCTCCGGACAATTTTTCCGCAAGGGTGGAGAGAATAGACAACGGGTTTTGGTTGGTTGGCATAGCAATCACCTCATTGAATCGTTTTACTTTGTCAATTGACGTTTTCAATTGACTCATGTAATATAATACATCAATAGGCAGGTAGGGGGAATGAACAAAATTCTTTTTGAATTGAGAAACAAATAGACGAGCAAACAAATACCCCCCCCGAATACAATTGTACTCCATTGTACTTTGCGAAGTTACTGGAGGTTATTTCTTATATTTGTATGGTAAATCAAATTGAATATTCAATTGCAAATTTACAATTGAATATTCAATTGTGGAAGGTGGGAAGGATGTGTGGGAATGGGATGGAGGTTTGTGAGAGTACTGGCGCACCGTCTTATCTCTTATACCTATCTGTCCCTCGGATCCTATCCTTATATCCTATATAGAGTTCTCTCCAGTACGCTCGCACTTATTTCCCAAGAACTAGAAGAGCATTCGAAGATTACCGATCCTTCAGAATCTTCTTATATTCCTTTAGTTCTTTTTGTTCCTGCTCTGACAATATATGTTTCCCAAACATAGTCTCGAAGATTGCCAGAGTCAGTGGCTTCGTTCTTATAATAGGGAGCAACTCCAACTGCCCCCCATTTGATTGTTGAGCCAACCTGATCATTGTTTTAGCTCCAGATTAGCGAATCTTGTGCAATCCCAACTCCGTACTTCTTGATGTGTTCCTCTTCAATCCATCGGTGCAGATCTTTGCAACCCCCTATTGCGTTGCAAAGCATATCGAGCTGATCAACCCAATCCGGAAAATAATCATAGTATGTGTCGTCTCCCCCCAATCCATCCCGGATCTCTTGTATTACATACTCAGCCCACTGTTGAGCGTAGTTTCTCAAATCTCCCCGCGGGCCGATTATTCGATATGTCCAACGGGATATTCCCACCCAATCATAAAAATCCTCTCTGACAACTCGAACTGATTCAAACTCCGGCTCCGGCGGGGCGTATTCTCCCAAGGGGTCAAAGTGCGAAATAACTATAATCTCCAGAGCCTCATTCTCCCCATCTCCCTTGCCAGATATTCCGAGCCCAAACATCCCTATCCCTGCAATCCCCAGCCCGCCGGCCCCAATTGTTTTCAAAAATTCTGTTCGGTCCATATTACCCTCCTTTTGTTTGTTTAACCCTGCCCGCCCCCTTCAATATCAACAATACAATATAATATATAGGATTGCAAATGTCAAATAGTTCGGGGGTTTAGGGGCCGATACTATAATCCCAATAACATCGGAGCCTTCGGCTCCGATGGGTTCGCTTATTTTTATGGCATAGCTCTTGTGTATAGGGCTTATTTCCCTAGTCTCAAGACCCGTGCCGTGATTTTGTGAACGCACTCGCGCCGCACACACTTATCCCGTCCCTTTCGGAACCGGACACAATAACAGGCCCCCTCCGGTGGGGTGGGGGCCTGTCAACTATTTACTTCTTGTTCTGGACTGGATCCTTGTATTCCTGCTTGTCCAGTTCGGCTGCCCTCTCAACTGAGACAACCTTCTTCAGCTGATACCACCCATGCCGTGTGTGGTAAACAAAGGCAGCTCCCTTACCCTCCAGGGCAGCCTGATTGATATCCCTGATCAGGTCCCGCATCTTGTCCCGAGTTCCCGGGGTGGCCCTACCGTACAGTGCCATGGCCATGATTCCCGAAGCATGTTCCTCAAAGTCCGAGAGGAACTTGACAAGATCCAGTTGCCCAGCAGCATTCTTGACGGCCGGAACAACTTGCTCTGCCGAGGCTGGGGCCGAGGCCATGATTGCCTCAACCGAGGTGGCTGATTCGGTCTTCTTCATAACATCCTCCTTTGAATCTTTGTCAATCCGGGCTTCGGGGTGTTTCCCAGATCGCCCTTCAAATTGACAATACAATATAATATATAAGATCACCAATGTCAAGGGGATTGCAAAAATAGGTTTAAAAGCTTTTTGATGATTTGCTGATTGATTTTACCCCCGGCGCAATCTCCATGGGGATCAGCAAATCTATAACAATCGCTTTCTTTCCAGTGAGTTCGCTTATTTCTGATGGTGGGTAGGTATTTTTCCCCGGCGCAATCATCAAGTCAATCAGCAATCCAAAGTCTGGACCAAGGTATGAACCATAGATTGTATATAAAATCAGCAATCCAAAGTCTGGACCAAGGTATGAACCATAGATTGTATATAAAAACAGTGGATCCAGAGCTGCAATAAAGCCCTGGATCCAATTTTCTATCCTTCCCCGAAGGATAGACGTTCAGTCTACAATTCTAAACCTATCATATCTTGCGAACATATCGGATCGACGGCAGGAGGGTTGGAAGGAGCATCCCATAGACACTCTCCAGCAGGCCCAAATTGATACCTTCGAGCCTGCTAGACCTTATATCCTACCCTATATCAGATGCCGGTATTCTCCTCCTTTCCTGAGATGCCAGAAAAAACCTTCTGTCCGCTCCCGGGCGGGAGAGCTAAAACCCTAGATCTTGAATCCTCACTGAGGAGTATACGATTCTGATGTTCTAGGTCCTCAGACCTTAATAGTTCGTAAGAGCCTATATAACAATCGTTGCAGACTATATCTGTATATCTACAATTAGAACATAATGAGATCATAGGACCTCCGAAGTAGAGCCGGCTGAATCCCTATTATATCTATAGTTTATTTCTTTCTGTAGACCCAACTATAACCAGATCCTTTAAAGCTCTTTCCCAATCAATCTTACCTTTGTCAACATCCATATTACCATCCAATTTGAATATCTCCAAGAACTTCTCTTTCGCCTGAACCATATTCCAGCTCAATATAAAAGCTTCATACTTTCTACCATCTAGACTTAGAGAACATTTGTATACTATCCCGATCTTGTCATAGAGAATCAGCCTTTCCTATTATCCATAAGGTTCTGGTCTTGGTAGAACTCTAATCTGTGCTAGAAATATCTTTTCCTTCTTTGATAACCGTTTCCATATCTCTTCTGCAGCGTAGAGAACTTTCTCTTTTACTGAATGATAATATATCACATACCAACCTGGGCTCATATACTTTGGTTGCAGATCATGAATATACTTTGTTGCCTTGTCCGTAAGATCCTTTGAAATATTAGGATCCAACTGCACAGTCTCTATATAATTCATAGAATTATTTCCTCAGGTTGATCTGCTGTCTGATAAGCTTGTCGCACTCTTTGCAAATCTTTCCGCCATATACTTTCGAAGCATGGGACATTTCTCTTCTTGGCTTGGGGAGTTTGCAACGATGGCACTTGCTCATACGTTCTGATTTCATTTAATCCTCATCGAATATGGCTAGAAGTTTTACCTTGCATTGTTTACATCCAAGAAACCAAATTATCTCTTGGGGACTAACATACTTATCATAATAGCGATAGTACGCTGCTGCATATGCTTCATCAATATCATTGGCAAGGACTTGATATGTCTTACCATTGAATTCCACAATATGAATCTTTAGAACACCCATTATTCAGCCCTATTTATTTTGATTCTATGTGCCCACTTACTGAATGGCATTTTCCACCAGACAAAGCCAATTCTTGTTCTTCGGCATATCAATACACAATCTCCCCTATATCCGTGTCCTTTATGGACAGATCATCTTCAAATATCATTTGCCCTCCCATCGAATTCATAGTTAACCCCCAGTCTCAATCCCAGAATGATATTCTTTGCAGTGAATAGAGAACGTCTACCCTCGGTCAATCTATAATGCAACCATTCACTCTCCAGAGGATAATGCTTATCCATATATTCATTGTAGGCCTTATCCAGGGCTTCGATCATTGCTATGAGGTTATCCTCCAATTTAATTCTCTCTGGATCCAAGGGTGGAAACATTTTCTTTATCTCCTGGGCTATGAAGTCTATTGATTTCTGTAGAGCTTCATGAGGCTGCAATGCATCTGCCTTCTCCACTATTCCATCAAATATCCCACCATGTATTTTCGCTAGAGGCTTATCCATTGTTTTTCTCCTCTATTTCAGAAACATACTTGAGAACCATGGTATCATACTCTTCTAACTTAAATTGCATATCTGCATCAACCCCACCCAAAAACCCTAGAATCTCTTTCAACTCTTCTCTCCCCTCATCAAATCCCCTTCCATCAAATTGTCCCTCCTTTTCGAAGTACTCCCTTATTTCATTGAAAATATAATCACTTGCCATTTCATAGGCAATCGAGTCAGCTTTTTCTCTTAGTCTCATATCTCCTCCCTAGTATACTAACCGAATTTCTTTGATATCCTCTACTTTTATTGTCCTTATGAACTCTTCATTACCCTCCCATTCACAATCAAGAACCTCAATCTCATTAAGTTTCTCCCAATCTACACATATTGTTGTGTTCTTATCCGTTCCTTTGATTTCGAATTGGGAAAAACCCAAGCACGTATCGATTCTGGATCCATCCTTCAAATCTATTTCCAGATACGGATCCCAATCACCTGTATGTTCCTGCCAACTCAAGTCTCCAATCAAATCACAAACCTTAGAGAAGCAGAACAATCTTACCAATTTTTCCTGTTTGTTTAGGTCTTCATCCAACTTTAGGGTACCTAGCTCCTGCAACAATCTCTTTGACAACCCACTATGCTTTGTCCTATCATTGTAATTAAACATATTGCCTCCTATGACATCCAATCGGAACATTGAATAATTGCATAACTTAGGTGAGTCCAGCTCCCATCTTCATTGCCCCAACCTTGATACAATTCGGGCGGAATCTCTTTTGGTATCCCATGACTTCCAAACCCTATCCTTGTGGTCCATTCTACAGCATCTAGATCATCCCAACCCATTTCCTCCAGCCCCTCAAACATCCCAACCAATATTGTCAACCTCTCCTCATTAAATTCCCTCGAGGTTCCTACCATAATTACCTTTTGATCTCTCCCCTTACCATCCGAATAGATCCTCAAATCAGGAAGATCCACAAATATCCCAGGCTCATCCGCCCGCCAATCTGGACGAATACTATCTAGAATCATATTAAATCCATTCCTTGCCCAATCAACCGAAACCTTGTATTCCTCAAATCGCTCTGCTCGCTCTGCGTAGAATTCTTTTCCTTGCTGGTCCATTGTTTTATCTCCTTTTGTTAACCTTTTGACCCCTTGAATTGACAATATAATATAATATATAGGATTGCCAATGTCAAATAGTTTGCGGTTGTAGGGCCGCAATATACTCTCCTTCCTGCGAACTCACTGGCGCGAAGGAATGTGGGAGGGATATCAATACACACTAACAGACCCCAATTGTTTCTTCCCATGGGGCCTGTCCTTATATTACCCAATTCTCACCTAAGGATTATTACATATCCTCAATAACCCTTACATCCCGTTCTCTTATATTCTTAGAACGTTTATATATTTCTCTCTCCAACTCATGCAGCTTATCTATATCAATCAGATCGTCGAATCCCCCCCTAATCAATTGCCTAGCTGTGTAAACTGCCTCTCTCAGATCCGTTAGTGCGTAGGTCGCTGCTTCCATTCCCTACCTCCTTTATTGTTTCATCAATTGCTACTCTTATTGCCCTCTCAATTATTACCTGCAGGGCAGTAGCATATGAGTCACAAGTGCATCTTCCTGAAACACCATAATACTCAAGCATTGCTGATGTCGCCATGCCTTGAATCTGGTTTTCCGTCATGTGCAGCCTCCACTGTAGAAGCTATCTCAGAGATTATTTCCTCTTGGCTAGGCACCGGGTTTATTGTTGTCAGAAACAAACCCCAGTGACTCAGAGGAACCTGTAAATTAGTTCTATGGGAATATAGCGTAGCGTGACCTTTATAGAACGGGTACTCTTTCCATAATTCTCTCTTGTATACCCTAGAAGAATAAAAACTATTTCCCAATAGTACTTTGTATGTTTCCGGATTAAGACCAATGCTTCTCACAACCTCATCAGGCAAATCCTTCCTAAAGTAATAACATTTTTCTTTGCCAAATGAAGCCATTGAAGCTTTGAATCTTAAAAGATCACCAAACAACCACTTATCTAGAATAGGTTGAGCCCCCGATTTTATCTTCATAGGTACACTTATCATGAAATACCATTGAAGATAACTCAGCAACTCTTTCCCTTCTTCCTCGCTCAACGGTCTTTTTATTTCGGGCGTGTGGATTGACATCCTTTTTACCTCAGGAGCGAACTGCAACAGTAAATTGTCACAAGATAAATGTACATCCGCAGCTATACTCAAAGCTGTCTTGACTATATTATATGCTGCAACCCTAGGAGAAGGGGTCAATTGCCACTCTCCCTCTAGGGTGACCATATGTACTACTGAATCTTTCCTAATACTAGACTGTGCTCTCACTCGTCGAACTCGCATCTGCAACCTCCTCTAGTTTTTCCTCACTCCAAGTAGCTATATTTGACAACAGGATCATAGCTTTTTCAAAGGGCAGTGAAACACCTTTACTTGTTGGAACAAACTCAACAGAGTCATCAGGCTGATACCAATGTCGAATATCTACTCTAATAGTCTTATTTGATTCATTGCGGGTCAGAGTGGCGATGACCTTATTTGTAGCATTCAGGTCCACTTCTGCCTTTTTCAGTGAAGCATATTGCACGCGCTTTGCCATTGTCTTCTCCTTAGTATGCCCATGAAACAATCCACAGCGTTAATCCAATAACCTCTTCTAAGGCCATTGGACGAGACAACCACATATCGTGATATTGCATATTCTGTCTCCATGTAAGGGTTATAGCATTCACAACAAACCCTCCAATGTAAACCCAGAAATAAAGATGCAGAAACTTTGCCGCCAGTATTTCCATTTCATTCTCCTTATAATTAAGACCAGCCCCGAAGTCGAAGACTCCGGTTTGGGCTACCACCCCGAACGATTTGTAATTCCTATCCCTGGTAGGGGGCTAGAATCTTTGTCGTTCCTAACTGGCTGGTCCCTGACTGCCATGGATAAACCTTATCCACATGGCAGTCAAGATCTTTATGAGACTGATGCCTCATTTGTATTCGGTGTCAGGACTTCAACCTTGAAAGCTTTGCGGGATTTGCCTTCAACATCAACCCAGGCACCCACAATCCGAGCACGGCCATCAAATTCCTTATTGAAGGCCGAATTTGCATCCCGGAATTTCTGTCTCCCGCTGGAAGTTGCGGGCAATCCAAAATATTCCAAGAGAGACTCAATTGTCTTGGGTTCCGTCTCAAGGAGACGGTAATAATCTTGGGCACTAAATGTGTTGCTCATAGCTTTCTCCTTTGATCTGTTTATTTATTCTGGCCACTATGGCCAACATCCCGAACTTGTTTCTTCCAGGCACTCTTTGGAATGTATTTGGCTTTTCCTGCTTCAACCAATTTTTCTGCCTCTTTATCACTAACTCGTGAAATCTTGGCTCCAACTTGAATAGTCTTCATTGCCAATCCTCCTTATTTGTTATTTGCATGCTGAGAATACATAGTGCCACGTACGGTTCATATAGAACGATGCTTCTAGATTTACTACATAATCCCCACTCGAGGCTTCATCTTCTGCCCAACCCTTGATTACAGATGCTAATCCATTCCAGAAGTTTTTCCTTTCTTCTGGCATATACATATAACCATCTTCGGCATAAGCATCTATGTATTCATCCTTTTCCCCGTCAGCATCAATTGTCATTATGAAGATGTATTCATTCCCATGATCCATAGACTCTGGCGGGGTAGCATCCGTAACAGTAATAACCAAGTCTGGCATCTTACCATTATTAAAACTGGGATCTACCAGAGCCTTTTTGATTATCTCAATAGCACGATCTCCCCAGACCCCAGGCTCAGTATAATAATCTTCTAACTGTTTCTCAACCCTGATTTCCATTTCCCTACCCTTTCAATTGACAATACAATATAATATATTGGATTGACAATGTCAAATAGTTATTGAGACAATAGGGGCATCTTCTTCTTGAATTTCTTAGTCTTTCTAATATCATCTGTATCTCCTTGATTTCTATTCAAGCGGAAGTATATTATATCCCCATCTGTCTCAAACTCTATATCATGTACAAGACCACAATCACAACAGATAAATTTCATCTTACCACCAGGAACCGAATAAAGGTGTCCCTCTTTTGCGGTAATGTACTTTATTTTTGGCATATTATCCCCAATGAATTACTGCTGCTAGATCCAACCCAATTGGATTATTTAAGTTACCCTTCACAAACTCATGAAAGCCCCCAAGTTGTATAGCCCCTAGAGACTTAATCACCCCCTCAAATACCTCCCCTTTATCCAGTAGGAAATCTACAACTACCATCCCGAATGCCTGGTATTTCTCTACTGCGTAACAGGCCTCATACTCTCCCAGGCACTTTATCAAATAGAACCCATCATCAGCATCTTCAAATCCCATATCTATCAATTTACTCTTTTCCACAAATACACCTGGGAAATACTTGAGAAACTGATAGCCTCTAGACATATCTAACAGTTCAGCAATAGCTTCTGGTTCAAATGAGCGCGGCGTACGAGGATCTATCTTGTTCATAGCTGACTCCTTTTATGATCAAATAACTTGACCCTAAATCCGGCTTTAGTAGCCCTTTCAGCCATATCCTTTGAACCCTTTGATGTACTCAGACTATCATGAAATACCCAAACTTCATCAGGTTTTCCTTCATCCAGCATCTGTTGATTTCTAATAGGACCTGCTGCCTTACCATATAACCCCCACTGAGCAGGAAACTTCATTACTGGAATTCCCAATTCATCAGCAACAATCCCTGCTAATCGGTCAGCACCTTTTGCCTCCCCCTCTATAACAACCTCAATTTCCCCTACACCTTTGATTAGTTCATTTCTAATCATCTTAAAATCCCACCAATTACGATCACCACAAATCAAGAGTCTCATGAGTTATCTCCGAATGTTTCTTTCAACCACTCTTCCCACTCTTCACTATCTTCAATTCCCACTTCCATAACAAGTACCAGAGCCATCTCCTCAATAGCCATGCCATCAATAGATGGAGTCCCTTCACTGCGCATATCAACCAATTCATTAACCAAATCGAGGAAACCCATACCTGAATAATCAGCAGTTAATTCAGTCTCAAGTACCCTTTTAATTTTGAATGCATCTCCATTAGCTACATCTATAACTCTTATTGCTTTTCTCAAGAGTTCTGTGGGCACCTCAACTAGTGGTCTATTCATTTCACCTCCTGGGTTCTAGGTTGTCCCACCAACTAGGTTGAACTTTATCTTTCTTCCTAATGCCTCTCTCAAACAGAAATAACGGGGTTTTGTTTTCAGTCTTTGGATTCCGCCTCTGTACATCCCTGATATCAAATTCCAATTTACTAGGCAACTTAGTGACTGGAATTGAACTTGGGTTCCACCTGAATCTCTTAGCCATTTTGACCCCCTTGATTAACAATATAATATAATCAATAGGATTGCCAAAGTCAAATAGTTAAGGGTCAAGGAGTTAATCCTTAGTAGCCGTGCATATCAAATTCCTCGGTCCAGTACAAGGAAGATACTGAGTATTAAATGGAGTATTCCTTCCAGTTGGGATATTCGGCAACTTCATATTCCAAGGACAGTCATTGGTAGTAATTGACATAATAACATCGTGGACATTATAACCAGTTTCATTTATCACTGCTCCTGAGTAGCAATAATAAGTTCCACAACCCAGACAGCTGCTGTACTGATCAGTATGCATTATTTCTATTCTCAGTTGTACCTCTTTGTTTTCTGGGCCAGAAGGGTCTGAGCTGCATCCCATCAGTAGAAACATGAAGAGCATTATCTTTTTCATATTTCCTCTCCTTCCTGCGAGCCCATCGGTGCGAAAGACTGCAAGATTTCAAGGACCCTTGGGTGATCGGGATTCTCAGAAATGAATTCAATGATGGCCTCTTTTATTCCCCCATCAAATAGCATCCGCGCGGCCTGGTAGACATCTGAATCATCAATCTTATTTCTTATCCCTTCATCAAGCCATTCAATGAATTCTGGTAGATCTATCAAGCTTTCACTTGATTCTAATCTTTCTACCAGATCTCTTATATTGGACACGCTTATTTTCGGGTCCTGATCCAGCGTTCCCATTTTTATGAGTCTCCTTATACAGTTAAAATCCAGTGACGCTTGTTTGAATCCTGATCGCATGGTGTTGGACTTTTCATTTTGCCAAACATAGTATCCCATTCTTTCGTGGAATCATGCGTCCATCCAGCCCTAGTACCGGCAGGATTATTGAGTTCCGCAAAGGCGAGGATTTCCTTTTCAGTATGTTCTTTATCTGCGCAAACGACTATATTGAGAACATGAAACTGTGCTATTTCAATACTCATTTTCTTTTCCTTTCTTATTATCACTCTGTTCCGGAGATTTAGTCTCCGGAACGAAGTAACAAACATGTCCATCTGTCCATTTCATTGGTCTGGGAGGAGTTGAGGCAATCACAATTTGCCCACAACTCCTACAGACATATTTTATGGTCATGGGGCAACCCACCCCTCTAGAGATGAAGGCATTCCTGCCTTAATATAACAATCAATGCACATAAAATGTCCATTGATTGGATTGAATGTCCCCTCTTCCTGCCGCACATAATCCTCGGGGGAAAGCACCATCTCCTCAGCCATTGAGATATATTCATCTAATTCACTGGGTTTCTTATTGCACCCAACACAAATGATCATATCATCAGTTACCATGAACTTACCTCCCGTTTATCTCTGTAATAGAGGTATGCTCCAATTACTTTCGGAGCAAAGTCAAATGTCTCATCTCTAGTGAAATTGACCGCAAACGCATTATTTGTAGAATGCACTTTCAATTTACGAATCATTTCAGATTCTCCACCATTATAAGCGAAGAGAACCTTGACAGGGTCTCCATTGAATAATTCATGAAGAGCCTTTATGTGTCTTATTGCTCCACGTGTAGATTTAAGGAAATCCATCCTATCATCTAAGCCATTTGTATTTTTCAGACCAAATCTACCAGCAGTTGAGCTTATCTGCTGCCAGAAACCTATTGCATTACTAACTGAACGGGCTGAGGGTTCCCAATTCGATTCTACAGTGGGGAGTTCGGCATATAATCTGGACATCTCGGGAGAGAATCCAGCTTCCTCAAACATCTTGACTGCTTGAGGATAATAAAAGTTTCTTGCCCGGTCATTTATTCTCCAAGTACTATCCTTGTACTGTTCATAGAATTCAATGACCCTTGACTCACTCAGGAATTCAGGTTCTGCGTTGACTATTTCGGGGGTCTTAATTACTGTGCTTCCCGCGGGATTTGCTGTTGAAGCAATAAGAAAGAAAGCTGCGTAAAGTAGTCCAGCTCCACCCACGATTGATAATTTATTAAGCATTGTAGATTTCCTCCGGTAGTTTGTCAGGACTGATCCTGCCCTCCACCAAACAATTCAGCATTTGGATCTATTCCAGCTATTTCCAATTTTGCAAGTAAGGTGTCGAACATGGCTGTTATTGCATCAATAGTCTCTAACAAAAGATCAGAATTTTGAATAATCTCATTATTTAGATGCAGCAACTCCATCAGTTGTTTTGAGTCAATAATTACATCTCCTTTCAGTTGTGGATTTTGTTCTAATATAGCATCATACATTTTCCTTGTAATGACTTGATTTGCCTGAGAAGCCTCAATAGACTGCTTCTTATATGGATGAACAGTAGTCCTAGTTCTGAGGCTGAATTGTTTAATCTCATTTAATGTCATGTTACTCCTTATTAGTGGACAAACACATCTTTTCGAGCTCCCCGATATTTATCCCCTTCATAGAGATACAATCAAGTAACTCTTTTTGCATGGAATGTATAATGACTAAATCATCACGGTCTATCTCCCCTACAGTTTTCTCAACTAGAATATCATATTCTAGAAGGTAGATTCTCTTCAGCAATGAATCATCAACTTTAAGGAACAGCTTATTTAGGAGAGATAACTTCTCCTCTATTTCCGGAGATAAAGGTCTCACGGAAACCATTTCAGAGGTTATTATAACCTCTTTCTTAGAAGAGTAGAATAAAGAATCTTCACTTTTCCTTATCTTGCGGGTCTTTGAAAACTGCCTTATGTTGACAGATCCAGCAAACTTTTCGAAGCCTTGAAGGGAATCTAGTATGCCCATAATAACTCCAATTGTTTGACCTGGCACCCATTTGATTGCAATTTAATATAATCAATAGGATTATCAATGTCAAATAGTTTTCTGGGGTTTTGAACCCTATCCCAGAGACCTAATGATAACAATCAGGAGATATTTGGCAGTTACAAGAGGATAAGCATCTACCATAGGATTTTCCAATTTGAATAGGAAATCCCTGACAGCAATGCTTATTTCCTTTTCATCCGGAATGACAGAAGATTCGATTGAGAACCAGATTGTAATGTTCTGAGAGGGACCGAATCTTGGAGAGAAATGTTGGACTAAATCGCAACGCTCGAAGGAATATCTTCCGGATAGCCAGGAGAGAAAAGAATTCAAAGGACTATCAGAGGAGGCATTACCCAACCCCACTCTAACATCATCCAATGTCAGCCAAGTCTTATCCATGATTAAATATCATTGGGGTAAAGCAATATAACCAAAAGAGGGGGAGTTCTAAACAACTCCCCCTCTTCCCAGTGATTTATCCCGGCAGCTGGTAAAGAGCATTGCGACCAGTGTGGTTTGAAGCCTTTCCTCCCACTGCCTTGCGGGCAAGGACCCGAGCCTTCTTGGCTGCCTTGCTGATCGCCGCCTTGTCGGCACCTTCCTCAAAGAGGCCAAGGGCGGAGGCAATCTGCCCTGCCGTCATACCTGACGGATTTGCCTCAAGAATTGCCTTCACTTTGTCAATCGCCGTTTCCTTGACTTCCGGGGCAACTGTGGTGACTTCTGCGGTCTGGCTCATAACTTCTCCTTTGAATGGTTAGTGGTTGATTAACCCATTGATTTAGGGTACTACAATATAATAAACCGTGGTGACTACTTCCTATAAAATTTGGTCCTTAGTCCTACTAATGTAAGGTAGATTTCTGTTACACGTTTAATGGTACGCCCGTCGCCTCTGAATAGATAATCAAGTTTACTTCCCCAATGACAAGCATGTTCTGGACCTAATATACGCCAGAACAATTCACAAGTCATAACTGCCAAATAAGGATGAGAACTTTTTCCTGCTTCTGTTATCACCAATCTTTCTAATTCCCCTACAAGTGTATCAACTCTATCACCTCTTGTGGGCATTAATTCATCCTCGATTTAACAACGGTTAGTAGCTGGCTCTTCTGTTGTTCTGTAAATTGTTCTCCAATCTCAGGGAAGACCAAATCATCATCCATTACATGAACGTGTATATTTCCATCTAGGGTTCTAACAATCATCTCGTCAGTTGATACATAGAGATTTGCTAGAAGGCCCCATACCTCCAATGGTGAAGGTACATCAGGATATACAATCCATTCACCAGTAAGTTTTTTCTTCGCCTCTACCCTATACACTTTACTCACCCCGTGGCTCCCTTATTGTATTTAGCCGACAATCTGTCGTAAGTTTCTACCGCAATCTTTTCTGCCTCTTCAACTGTTTGCCCATATACCTTAACAGCAATTTGTGTCTGGCCCTTCGAATTCATTGCGAGCTCAACGGATGATTGGGCAAGATTTGCAATGATTTTTTCACTTGAGCTATTAACACCGTTAATGATAGTTTTTTCGATTGTGCCTGATACCATTGTTTCCATCTTGACCTCCTTATGTTGGTAGTGCTTCGGCTTCCCTAGTCATATCTGCTACTGCAGTTGACAGTGAAACCTCCATCTGTGTCAGATCTAAAGAAGGTGTTTTATTTACCTTAAGTAATTTGCCCTTCATTACGATCCCATTGATTACCAATCGAGGTAAATCGCCAGGAGTCATCAATTTTCCCTGCTCAGAGTGATGACGTACCTTATCATTCCAATTCGCTAATGTCTGATCAGGGTAACAGGTATTTATATCATAACTCTTCAGATATGATATAAATAAATCAGCTATGGATAAAAAATCTCTCTGAAGTAGAGCCGTGCTAAAAGGCCTTAACCAATTACCAAGACATGGAGAAGTACCATTAATATGAGGATGAATATCATCGGGACAATTAGTTGGTGCAGGTCCTAATCTATCAAATTCAATTCTCAAAACATCCGAATTACTAGTAGTAATTGAACAATCAAACTTACCAATAGGTATACCCCCTATATCTAATTCAGGGGTCCTAACTATAATGCGTCCATTATTTATCCGTGTCCCTGGATATTTATCTAGGACCCTTTTCCAGTTTTCAGTAAGTGCTGCATAGGTATGCTCAGTTTCTCCCCCACCTAATTGTGTTCTTGCCCACAGCTCAAGCTTTGAGAGGTCAACTATTAACCTCAAGGCTTCTTCCTGCAGCCTCTTGACTTTGAACATATCAACCTTCTTATTAGTAAACCCTATCATAGTCTTGAAGAATCTCTCAAGTTCTTTACTTCTAATATCCCTAAAGAAGTTTCCAATATAATCCTGAATCGACTTTTTACCTACATCCCTAGTTAACAACATCCCCAAAGTCAATAAGTACTGGAAAGTCAACCAACTTGATTCACTACTCACATCCCCCAACATAATAGGTAGGTTGAAATAATTCGCCCCGGGAATAGTTAATACTATAGGGAACTCATTATCCTGGTAGTAATGGATTCCATATATACTATCTTTCCAGGAACTAAACTCAGGTGTATCATTGAGTTTTATTTCAAAGACTGGGTCAGTATATAACCTAAGGGGCTCATTAGTAGGAATTGATGACCTGAAAGATGCCATTTCATGTGGAACTGGATGCCAATTAAAATCAACAGAGATCCTTCTAGAATAATCTGCAGCTTCTCTATCATTCCCAACACCTCCTACAGTAATAATAAACAGATCTTTATATTTGCTTGCAGCCTCTAGGTACGAGGCTGGAGGCAATCTTAGATCACAACATTTATCAATCCAAATAATTCTGATACTTTCAGGAGGAACCTTTGCAATAAGAGCATAATCCTCCCTAGCCTTGATTATGTAATCAGGAATATCCCCTGTAGTATAATTCTTCACACCCACAACATAAATATTATTAGTTGTAGGAGATGATAATATCTTCTCAAGCCTGGTCGGGGTCGGGAACATCTTCGGCCTCCTCTTCTTCAGTTATTTCTACTTCCACTCCCTCTTCATTGAAGTGATAGAACTGGCGATTGAAATGATCATAAACCATTTTGAATGCCACAGGCTTTTCAATCAGAATATTTCTTATGGTCTGGACTATCAATCCCCCTACCATGAACATCATATCAGCAATGCCCGCTGCTGTACATGATAAAGGAGTAGCCTCTGCATCAGAGAACAATGAATTAGAATAGGCCTTTGTTTGGGTTTGGTCACCCATATCTACTGTATAGATTTCAAGAACCTGTCCTGCCAATCTTCCATCAATCAAGACATTAACCAAAGACTTACTACAATGTTCAAACAATTCTTTCCTGGACTGCATATTGTCCATAGCAGACACAACAATACCCCCCATTTGAAGAAAAGATGTATCATTTTGCCAATAATTCTCAAGACACATAATTTCATTATCACCCGATCTACCTAGTCTGTCCATCAAAGCAAGAACCTTTGGTTGCCCAATATCACCACTATAGAACATTTGATTAGCTACATTATGAAGTTCTACTTTATCTGGATCAATGAGGAACATCTGCTTAATACCAATACGGGTTAGGCCCTCAGCAGTAACTGAACCTATTCCACCACAACCTACTATTATAATCAATGGATTACAATGTGTATCTGGATTATACCAATCCCTTTGGCGAACAAAGGGATCATTACTCACCGTCTCCGTAGTCGATATTGATTCTTCCATGGGTTTCTCCAAAAGTTTCTTTTAAGGGGCCGTACAAATCCCCCTTGGTAAAGGGATCATAAGCACCGCCATCAGATATAGCCCAACGGACTCTGAATTCATTAAAGGTAGAACCTGTCATCAAAGCATTTAGTGCTGCCTTTTTAAGCCAAATAGGTAGCTTTCTAAATACCTGGTAGTCTTTACCAAAGAATTCAGACATCAAGGTGTCCTGTGTAATAAGTGCATCTAGATCAGGAACACCTTTATTTCTCTTGAGGAACTTCTTAAGAGGCTTGGGTAGTGAGAGCTTCCTTTCATTGTTCAGATAATGGAAAAGGCTTTCCTGAGTGGATTTGCTACCATTCAATACAGATGTCTGAACTGCAACAGGTTTGCGGAACTTTACCTTTGAAAGGACCTCTGAAGCCATACTCATCTGTGTCTTCTGTGACAAAGTAAAATCAGGTCTTAACTCAACACCAATATGACAAGCAACAGGCCTGAAGTAGTTGACCCGACAAATACATTCTCCAGCGAAGTTGACTACTATGGAGATTAAATAATCAACAGCCTTACCCCAGTCATCTATATGTTCTTGATCGGTGCCAGATACAAAGGCTTTTGAAGACCCATGAGAATGCCACCATACCCTATATTGCTCAGGCTTCTTTGACGAAGCAATATATGGGGCAAGATCTTCCATTTTGAAGTCTACATCACCTGTGCCAGCTGTTTGTTCAATAAGGATCAAACTATGAATCAATCCTCTATTAGGATCATAAAGCCCATATCCCCCGATCTCCATAGGACTATTGGTATCGGGGGATATGGCTAGTTTTGCCCAATGAAACAGCTTAGCATAATCTTCTGGGGTGATGTTAATCACTACAGAAGAATTAGCCATCAATTCCCTGCCTTTCCTTTGGGCATTGCCACGATATTGTCATTCGGCTGAATTTGAGCCGAATTTTCTACCCGATCGGGCCCAACACAAAGGATATAGGTTGAAATGCTATGTTTCTGGGCTAGCTGTCCATAGGTCGTCCCAGGTGTAACTTTAACCGGTTTTGTTGCTTGTCCAAGAATTGTCAACTTGACACCGAAGACCTTCTTAGGGACTACTTTCGGAGTTGACTTTGTTGAAGTCGCTTTCTTCACTGGTTTATTCATTTCTTCTTCCTTTCTATGGTGTTGATTTGATTGAAAGACAATATAATATACTGTGGACTTTGATTTCACCTCTTCTTAAAGAAGTTGAGGATGTACAATAACAGACATAACCATAAAACCGTAGCCATGCATGTTAACCTCCTTTATGTATGATATCTGTCTCAGTCTTATCAGGGCGCAGCCTAACAAAACGGGGGAACCTGAGACTATATCCTCCCGAATCATTAATTGTAACTCTGTCAAACTTGACTTCAATGAGGGTGCCAAGTAGAGATCTCCTAATATTCCAAAGATCAGCCCTTTGACTATCTGAGAAACCCCCACCCACCCTTACCTCAAAACCCGCATTTCCAATAGGAGTATAAACTGGAAGTTCTACAACTATTGCTCCCAACAAGCCTTTATACTTCCCTTCTCCTTCCTGAAACCCAATAATCTTAAGATCCAGAGTATCAGTAGGCTTCATTTTCAACCAGGCTTTATGTCTCTTGAAATAATAAGGAGCATTAGGATCCTTCAGCATTGCCCCTTCATAGCCTTTCTCGAGGAATTCATTATAAATGATCTGAGCATCCTCCCAACTCTTGGTCTCCATACTATCAATAAGTTCGAGATTGTTACCTACATAGGAAACCAATAGGTTTTCCAACCAGGAACGTCTTTGACTGAATGACAGATTAACTATCTTTGACCCTTTAGGGTAATTATCCATGGAAAACCCATCAAACACAGTGAGCAGGGTATCACTAGTGTCTACATTGTATTTTCGTCTCACCTGACTCATTGTACTCTGAAATGACCCCCTACCTACCAATTCTCCATCAAGAATAAAGTCTCCAGGGATTTCAGCAATCTCAGAGGCAATCTGGGGGTAATTTTCAAAGGTATGCCCACGCCTAGACCAGAGAGTTACTTTATCCTCTGACTTGACAACGAAACAACGTACACCGTCCAGTTTGGGTTCTATAATGCAAGGGAACGTAGGTTCTACTCCGTCTTCAATCTTCTTGGCTTTCATTACTTCAAATGTAGGGATGAAACCATCCCCATAAACATCTAACAGGATTTGAACACCAACCCCTACACCTAAATCCCTATCAAGGATCTTGAGGTATAAATCCGCCTCTTTGGGGTGTGCCCTATTTATGAAGTTAGACACTACTGCATCAGCATCTGCTCCACGCCAGGCTCCACCCCTTAATCCATCAAGAATCTCCCTGAACATAGGCCATCCAACTGTACCTGCTTCATTGGGATTTGGTTTGCCAGAGGGGGTTTTAATCCAATAACGGTAGAAGGGGTTATAGGTGTAAAAGAAAATTTCTTGGAGAAAGGCATCCGTTTTTGCTGCACCAAGTATAACCTTCTTTTCAATGGGGGAAGAAGTAGACTTGACTTTTTCCAAGATTTCGATCTGCCGCTTCAAAAATGAAGGGGAAATTTCATTCATACAAGAGGCTCCTGATTATCAAGTACTTCTCTGATCTTCTCCCTGAGCTCCTCTAGTCGTGTATAATCAACCCTTGGTGTTTCTAGCTTCATATCACACTGAGCTTGGGTCAATGCCTCAGCAATAACTTTGTCCATGAACCTGACAAGAGCTGCATTGACATAGTCATTAGCCTTTGTCACTGCTTCTTTGTCATACTGCCGACTGGCATTGTAGGCAGTTACACTGGACTGAGTATTATTCTTGATTACCCGGGCTCCATTTATATGACTTAAAACCCGATCACGAATATTGGACTTTGACCGATTGAGTTCATCCTTCAATCGATCAATCTCAGCATCATGGGCTTTGATCAGATCACCAAGTTTTTCCATTTATGCGGCCTCCCTCAGTTTTTGAATGAAGAGTGTAAATTCAACACCCGCTGGGATAACTCTCTGCCGGCACCAGAATTGATTCTTCACAAGATTCTTTTTCCCGAAGGTACCATTGACTGCTCCATACACACGCCTGAGAAGTTTCTTCTCGGGGAAGGAGATCTTGAGGGCTTGACCATCTTTGAGATTGATGATCTGTTCATACAAGGGACGATATTCTTCAGAATAAGCCCTTGCTTGTTGCATTATTGTTTCATCCACAACTTCAAATTTGAATTCGGTACTCATAGCATTTCTCCTTTGAATGGTTTGATTTGAATGGCAATACAATATAATAAACTATGGCCTCAATTAGGCCCCAGTTGTAGTTGATACTACAATTTAATAATCTATGGAAACACAATACTTTCTTGCGAGCCTATCGGATCGAAGGATCCAGGGATTAAGAAATTATGATAGAGGGTTACAAGTAGGGTCCACAGTCTTATTAATTATTATCAAATTGCCAACCAATTCAGACTACAGTATAAATCCTACATGCTGTAGTCTTTATTTCTTCTTGCCTATGATAAAAATTGACGATTCCATAATATCCCATTTTGATGAAATGACTAGAGATGACTTCAGAACTCTACTCATTATTAGTAGATATATGACTGAGGGAACTTGCATTCCATTTGAAAAGCTAAAACATTTCTGGTCTAATGATACCAATGCCACTATTACATCCATCAATAGCATGGTAGATAAGTTAGGTTGGCGTTTCTGGGTGGATGGTAAAACTGGTGAATGGTTTATTGAGGACACTTTTCTAAAAAGAGTACTGAAGGTCGAGTTCTGCGATTCTTCTTTTGAATCAGGCTCAGCAGTATCTACTACAAATAAATTGACAGTATTACCCCCTAAAGGGGGTAATACTATAGATGTATCTATAGGGGGCACTGAAGGGTGGGAGTCGAAGGGAGAATCCTTATTGGGGCCCCACGCTTTGGTAGAGGTTCTAGAAGCAATGATCTCTAGTAAGAAATCTACTTCCCTTTCTTCAATGACCAATATCGTAAATCATTTTCTAGCCAAAAAGAAAGCTATAGATCCCTTACTAGTTATCGACAAAAGGGAAAGAGGCAAAAACTTCGGTAATGCAAAGTATCTCACTAACAAATACCTCTCTATAGATGAACAAACTTGGCTAAAAGCCATTGATTTCTTCTTTAATGACCCCTTCTGGTCTCAACACTTCACAAGTCTTATATTTCTTGACAAACATCTTCAAAAATTCCTAGTAAACAAACCGCGCAGAGCAAGTACTAAGTATAAGGTAGTATCATGAATCATGAAATGGTATATGCATTCCTCAAAGAATGGGGATTGAATCCAGAACCCAAGCCTACACTTACCTCTGGAGTAAGTATTGAGGTTTCTGTTTATGCAAATAGTTTTCCAGCAACTAAAAATCTGTTCTTATTTG